ATCGTTGACGGCTTCTGCTGGTACGACCCGGAGTCAAACAGCGTGGAAACGCTCAAGGTGGGGAAACTGTATATCGATTACGACTACACCCCCGTCCCGCCGCTGGAAAACCTGACCCTGCGCCAGCGCATCACTGATACCTATCTGGCGAACCTGTCAGAGTCGGTCAACAGCTAAGGAGCTCTGAGCATGGCATTACCACGCAAGCTGAAATACCTGAACATGTTCAACGATGGCCTGAGCTACATGGGCGTTGTTGAATCCGTCACCCTGCCAAAGCTGACCCGTAAGCTTGAGAAATACCGCGGCGGCGGGATGCCGGGCTCGGTGTCGATTGACCTCGGTCTCGATGACGATGCGCTGTCGTGCGAGTGGACACTCGGCGGTCTGCCTGACGTCGAGCTGTGGGCGCAGTACGCCTCACCGGGCGCGGACAGCGTACCGTTGCGCTTTACCGGCTCATACCAACGCGATGACACCGGCGCGATTTCTGCCGTTGAGGTGGTCATGCGTGGCCGTCACAAGGAGTACGACGGCGGCGAAAACAAACAGGGCGAAAGCGGCACGACCAAAATCTCGACCGAATGCGCGTACTACCAGCTCACGATTGACGGCAGGGAGGTCATCGAGATTGACGTCATCAACATGGTGCTGAAAGTCGACGGCGTCGACCGTCTGGCAGAGCATCGCAAAGCCATTGGCCTGTAACCCCCTTAACCGGTCAGTCAGGCTGGCCGGTCACTTAACTTTGACGAGAGCAACATCATGGAAAACAACATCGAAACCGGCGTTACAGAAACTGAAGTCACCGAAACCAAAAAGCCACACGTCGTGATCCTCGATAACCCCCTCATGCGCGGTGAGCAAAAAATCGGAGAGGTGACGGTTTCAAAACCTAACGCGGGAACCCTGCGCGGGGTGTCGCTGGCCTCGCTGGCAAGCTCTGACGTTGACGCGCTGATTAAGGTGCTGCCGCGTATGACCTACCCGGCACTCACCGAGCATGAAATTGCCCGTCTCGATGCCTCAGACCTGATGCAGTTCGCCGCTGAGGTGATTGGTTTTTTGTCGCCATCTTCGGCTCGCTGACGTTCCCCGCAAAACTTTCTGTCGATGACCTGATGGCGGATATCGCGGTGATTTTTCACTGGCCGCCATCAGAGCTGTATTCCCTGAGCGTGACCGAGCTCCTCACATGGCGCGACAAGGCGCTACAGCGAAGCGGAAACCACTATGAGCAATAACGTCAGAATCGAGGTACTGCTTAACGCAGTAGACCGGGCAAGCCGACCGCTAAAAGCTATCCAGAACGCCAGCAAATCCCTCGCTGGCGATATCCGCAACTCACAGACGACCCTGCGCGACCTTAACGCGCAGGCGTCCCGAATCGACGGATTCAGGAAAGCGAGCGCACAGCTTGCCGTGACCGGTCAGTCGCTTAATAAAGCGAAACAGGAGGCCGCAGAGCTTGCCGTCCAGTTTAAAAACACGGAAAACCCCACCAAAGCGCAGGCGCGCGCGATGGAGGCGGCAAAAAAATCCGCCGCTGACCTGCAACTCAAATATAACGGGCTCAGGCAGTCGGTACAGCGCCAGCGCACCGAGCTTGCTCAGGCCGGGATAAACACCCGCACGCTGTCGGCTGACGAGCGTCGCCTTAAAACCAGCATCAGTGAGACTACTGCGCAGCTTAACCGGCAACGTGAGGCGCTGGCGCGGGTCAGTCAGCAACAGGCAAAGCTGAGCCGGGTTAAAGAGCGGTATCAGACCGGTAAATCCCTTGCGGGTAGTGCGGCGGCGGCTGGTGCTGCCGGTGTCGGAATTGCCACGGCTGGCACCATGGCCGGGGTAAAACTGCTGATGCCTGGCTATTCGTTTGCACAGAAAAACTCTGAGCTGCAAGCTGTGCTCGGCGTCGACAAACAGTCGCCCGAAATGGAGGCGTTACGCAAACAAGCCAGGCAGCTCGGTGACAATACCGCCGCATCTGCGGACGATGCAGCGAGTGCACAAATCATCATCGCCAAAAGTGGCGGGGATGCTGATGCCATTCAGGCGGCGACGCCGGTCACGCTGAATATGGCATTGTCGAATCAGCGCTCGATGGAGGAAAACGCCGCCCTGCTGACAGGGATGAAATCTGCGTTTCAGCTTTCTAACGACCAGATCGCCCACATTGGCGACGTGCTGTCGATGACGATGAACAAAACCGCCGCCGACTTTGACGGGCTGAGTGATGCGCTGACCTATGCCGCGCCAGTGGCGAAAAATGCCGGGGTCAGTATCGAGCAAACCGCCGCGATGGTCGGTGCGTTGCACGATGCGAAAATTACCGGCTCGATGGCGGGAACGGGTAGCCGTGCAATCCTGAGCCGCCTACAGGCGCCGACCGGTAAAGCCTTTGAGGCTATCAAAGAGCTCGGCGTCAAAACGTCTGATGCCAGAGGAAACACGCGCCCGATATTTTCCATCCTGAAGGAAATGCAGCGCAGTTTTGAGAAAAACAATCTCGGTACCAGCCAGCGCGGCGAGTACATGAAAACCATCTTCGGTGAAGAGGCCAGCTCGGCGGCAGCGGTGCTGATGACCGCAGCGTCAACCGGCAAGCTCGACAAACTCACCGCAGCGTTTAAAGCTTCGGACGGTAAAACCGAGGAGCTGGTCAAAATCATGCAGGACAATCTCGGCGGCGACTTTAAAGAGTTTCAGTCTGCTTATGAGGCCGTGGGAACTGACCTGTTTGACCAGCAAAACGACGCTCTGCGCAAACTGACGCAGACGGCCACGCGATATGTTTTGAAACTCGATGGCTGGATCACCCGCAATAAATCACTGGCGACCACTATCGGTGTTGTAGCCGGTGGCGCACTGGCGCTGATTGGTGTGATTGGCGGGATTGGCCTGATTGCGTGGCCGGTGGTGATGGGGATTAACGCCATTATCGCCGCCGCAGGTCTGCTGGGAACGGTCTTTACCGTTGCCGGTGGCGCAATAGTGACTGCTGTCGGTGCAATCAGTCTGCCGGTGGTCGCGGTCGCCGGTGCGGTGGTGGCCGGGGCGCTCCTGATTCGTAAATACTGGGAGCCCATCAGCGCATTCTTTTCGGGCGTGGTGGAGGGGCTTAAAGCGGCATTTGCGCCGGTGGCGGAAATCTTCTCGCCGCTGACGCCGGTGTTTGATTCCATCATCGAGAAATTGCGCGGGGTCTGGCAGTGGTTCACTGACCTGATAGCACCGGTTAAGGCGACACAGGAAACGCTCGATCGTTTCAAAAATGTCGGTGTGGTGGTCGGCAAAACACTGGCTGATGCGCTGATGCTGCCGCTCCGTTCATTCAATAAGTTACGCAGTGGCGTCGACTGGCTGCTGGAAAAGCTCGGGGTCATCAAAAAAGAGTCGGACGGCCTCGACCAGACTGCCGCTAAAGCCAGTGCCGCAGCCGGTGCGCAAAGCGGGTCTTATATTCCGCAGACGTCCGTTTATGGCGGTTATCAGATGTACCAGCCAGTGACGGCGCCTGCTGGCCGGTCCTATGTCGACCAGAGCAAGCGTGAATACAACATTACTCTGTCGGGTGGCGTTGCGCCGGGAACTGACCTCGACCGGCAGCTTCGGGAAGCAGTCGAAAAACTCGACCGGGAAGAAAGAGCACGCCAACGCTCAAGTATGCGCCATGACGGATGAGGGCTAAAACATGTTAATGGTACTGGGTTTATTTGTGTTTGAACGCCGCACGCTGCCGCATCAGTCCATGCAATATTCGAAGGATTACCGATGGGCGTCAAATGACCGCATCGGTAAACCCCCGGCTTATCAGTATCTCGGCGAGGGGGAAACCTCGCGCACGCTCTCGGGCGTGCTGTACCCCGAAATCACCGGCGGACGCCTGTCGCTGACGACTGTCGAACTGATGGCCGACGAAGGGAGGGCATGGCCGCTAATTGACGGAACGGGCATGATCCACGGTATGTATGTCATCGATAAAGTGACCCACACGCACACCGAATTATTCAGCGACGGCGCGGCCAGAAAAATTGAGTTTAGCCTCTCGCTGAAACGGGTCGATGACTCGCTCGCGGCGATTTACGGCGACCTGAAAACGCAGGCCGACAATCTGGTGACGTCTGCCGGTAACTGGATTGGAGGGCTGGCGGGATGATTACGGGTCTGAATATTCAGGCCGGGGCGCAGATTGCTCCGGCGTTTATGCTCACGCTCGATGGCGATGATATCACGCAGAATTTCAGCGACCGGCTAATCAGTCTGACCATGACGGACAATCGTGGATTCGAGGCTGACCAGCTCGACATCGAGCTTGACGACACCGACGGGCTTGTCGAGCTGCCGCCGCGCGGTGCAAAACTGACGCTGTGGCTGGGCTGGCAGGGCTCAGCCTTGCTGAATAAGGGCAGTTTCACGGTCGACGAAATCGAGCACCGTGGCGCGCCTGATACGCTGACCATCAGGGGGCGCAGCGCTGATTTTCGCGGCACGCTGAACTCCCGCCGGGAACAGTCATGGCATGACACCACGCTCGGTGTCATTGTTGAGACCATCGCAGCGCGCAACAAACTCACGGCCAGCGTGGCTGACACGCTGAAAGCGATCCCCGTGCCTCATATTGACCAGGCGCAGGAATCCGACGCGGTGTTTCTGTCCCGCCTGGCTGACCGTAACGGTGCATCAGTGTCGGTGAAAGCGGGGAAACTGCTGTTCCTGAAAGCCGGTACCGGCAGGACGGCCAGTGGCAAGCCCATCCCGCAGATGACCATCGAACGCGGCGACGGCGACCGTCATCAGTTTGCGATTGCTGACCGCGAAGCCTACACCGGCGTAACGGCGAAATGGCTGCACACAAAAGACCCGAAGCCGCAAAAGCAAAAGGTGAAGCTCAAGCGCAAGCCGAAGGAGCAGCACCTGCGCGCGCTGCAACATCCAAAAGCGACAAAAACCACCTCAAAGGCCAGAGCCAAAAAAGAGCAGGAGGCGCGCGAGGGCGAGTATATGGTCGGTGAGTCTGAGAACGTGCTGGAGCTGACGACCATCTACGCGACAAAGGCGCAGGCCATGCGTGCAGCTCAGGCGAAGTGGGACAAAATTCAGCGCGGAGTCGCGGAGTTTTCAATCTCGCTGGCTATTGGTCGGGCAGATTTATTTCCTGAGACACCGATAGCGGTCAGAGGCTTTAAGCGCGTTATAGACGAGCAGGCCTGGGTAATCAGCCGGGTGGTGCACTACCTTAACGGGAGCGGCTACACGACGGGCTTAGAGCTTGAGGTTAAGGTTTCGGATGTAGAGTATGAAAGCGAAGATCTAACGCAATAAATGTATTATATGTATTTGATATGTAAAGATTTAATGGTTAAAATTGGTTCATCAATAACGCTCTGAGGTGTTCGCCATGTTCCACTGCCCTAAATGCCATTACGCCGCCCACGCTCGCACAAGTCGCTATTTTTCCGATACGACAAAAGAGCGGTATCATCAGTGCACAAACATCAATTGCAGTTGCACGTTCGTCACCACTGAGACGGTCGAGCGCTTTATCGTTTCGCCGGGTGAAGTGGTACCAGCGCCGCCGCACCCTACGCAGTCAGGCCAGCAACAAATCCACTGGATGTGACCAAAAGAAAACCCCGCAAATGCGGGGCTTTTTATATGCGATTAGTCAAAAAAGATGAGTGTTTGCAAGCATTATAACTTTGGCTCTTTCGGGCTGCTCTTTACCCATTTCATTACAGGTGCTTAGCGGTTTCTCCAAAACATAGCCCTGAGCTTTATGCTTATTGAGAATACGAAGCTCCTTAACCGTTTGAAGATATTTTGTAGGGACGTCTTTTGTCCAAATATCCATACAGGCACCTGAGCTGATAACAGTTTCATACACATCAGATGTTATCTGGTTCTCATTTAAAACAACCGTCAATGTGTCGCCACTTTTCGAGACCTCTACGGGTTGCCATGGCTTAAGGGACTTTTTCAAGGTAGAAGTATCATTTGCTAGTGCGGTGAAGGAAGTCAGGGTAAGGGCTAACAAAACTACCGTTTTGAAGGGTTTCAAATTAATTTCCTTATTAAACATATTGTTGAGACTTATTCTTGCACCGCTTAAAACAAAAAGTAAAGCCCCGCACATGGCAGGGCTTTTTTCGATGTGTGGACGACGTGTGGACAT